CCTACGTAGTCCTCGACTTTCTCTCGCTAGCCTCAAACATTGACCATCAAAGGTGACGGATGGGACGCCCAACAGCCCGCGGTAGCAAGCACAAGCCAAAGGACGTCGTGGAGATCTGCACATCCGCGACGACTGTGGAGTACCTGCGCGCCAGCCTGGAGCAGCTCGAGCAGGCCGTTGTCGATGCCACCGACAGCAAGTCATGGCAGGCGATGGCCTCGCTTAAGTACCGCGCGCTCGAGACGCGCCAGCGTTTGGACGAGGAGCTCGCGAAGGCCGCGCTGCCTGACGAGAGCATGAGCGACGAGGAGTTGCTGGGCATCATCGTGCAGGCTGTCGGCCAGTTCAGCGTTCAGCAGATCGAGCGCCTCGAGGATGCGATCGCCTTCCGGCGTGGCCGGCCGGTCGTGCGCCTGGTGGAGACTGGTTGATGCTTGGCATACCTTCAATGTTTTCGTACTACGGCGGTAAGTGGCGGGCGGCTCCGAGGTATCCTGCGCCTATCCACGACACGATCATCGAACCTTTTGCGGGCTCGGCTGGCTACGCTCACCGATACCCAGATCGAAACGTGATCTTAGTGGAGCTGAACCCAAAGGTGGCTGCGACATGGCGGTACCTGCTCCGTGTGTCTGCTTCCGAGGTTCGCGCTCTGCCGCTCTTACAGCCTGAGCAGACCGTCAACGAACTACCCGTATGTGAGGAGGCACGCTACCTCATCGGATGGGCGGTAAACTCAGCGACGACGGCGCCTTGTCAGTCGCCGTCTAAATGGATGCGTATGCACATGGAGCATGGAGACGTGACGGCCCAGTTTTGGGGCGAGGCGAAGCGTGAGCGCATCGCGCAGAGCGTGGAGCGCATCCGACATTGGAGGCTGATCGAAGGCGACTACACCGACGCACCCGACGTACTCGCCACATGGTTCGTTGATCCTCCCTACGCCGTGGCGGGCAAGCACTACGTCACCAAGTTCACCGAGTACGCGGCCCTCGCGGCGTGGTGCCGCGAGCGCAAAGGGCAGACGCTCGTCTGCGAGAACGTCGGCGCGGATTGGCTCCCGTTCCGGCACTTCGCGGACATCGCATCGAACCCAGGGCGGCACGGCGGCAAGGTGAGCGAAGAGGCGTTGTGGCTTCAAGAGACGGGTTCAGAATGAGTCTCTCCGCGATGGCGATGGCGGCAGCGCGTCTCTCGCGTCGGACGCAGACAGACCCGCTGGCGTACTTCACGCCGACGCAGCCGCAGCTCGACTTCCTGTCGCACACGTCGAGGATCAGGCTCGCCCGCTCGGGCAACCAGATCGGGAAGACCACGATGGGTTTGGTGGATCTCATTTACCGCGCGCTCGGGTCGCATCCGTACCAACTGGTGCGCGCAGCTCCGATCGAGGCGTGGATCCTGTGCCAGTCGTGGGAGTCGTCGCTGTCGATCCAGGGCAAGCTGTGGGAGCTTCTCCCGAAGGACAGTCTCGCACTAGACACGGAGTACACGGCAGGCAAAGGCTTTCGCGGCAAGACACCCGTGGTGCGCCTGCGGAACGGATCGATCATCCGTGTCCGCACGGTGGCGCAGGGAACGCTCGCGCTGGCTGGCTCGACAATCGATGTGTGCCTGATCGATGAGCCGTGCCCAGAGTCGGTCTACAACGAGATCATCCCGCGCGTGTTCGCGCGCAACGGCGTCGTGATGATCACGCTTACGCCGGTCGGCGCTGACCTCAAGTGGTTGAAGGCGCTCGTTGAGGCCGGCATCGTGACCGACCTGCACTTCCCGCTGACGCCGGAGAACACGCGACCGATCGGCGCGAGGGAGCCGCGCAAGACGCAGGCACAGATCGATGAGCTTGCGAACCAGTTGCTACCGCAGGAGCGCGCCCAGCGCCTCGACGGGGAGTGGGAAGGCGAGTGGGCCGAGGATCGCGTGTTCCGCGCGTTCGATCCGGCACGCCACGTGAAGGACGAGGCGCCTGTCGGCGAGGTGCTGATCGGCGTCGGCATCGACCACGGCACCGAGGCCGGCGCCCAGGTGGCGATCCTGTCGGCCGTCTTGCGCGATGGCGGCGACGGACACCCGCGCATCTGGGTGCTCGACCAGGTGCAGAGCGACGGAATGACCACGCCAGAGCAGGACGCCGAGGCCATCCTCGGTATGCTCAAGAGGGCCGGCTTGCGCTGGGAGAACGTGGATCGCTGGGTCGGTGACCGTCGCGTCTTCGGTCGCAAGAACGGTTCGCTCAAGTCGAACGCCATGCTGATGACCGCTATGGAGCGCAGGATGAACCTGCCGACCGGAAGCCTTCCGTTCCGCATCCAGACAGCGTGGAAGCCGAAGGGATCGGTCTACTCTGCGTATCGCCTGCTTCAGGCGTGCATGCTTCAAGGCGGCTTCATGGTGCACCCGCGCTGTAAGGGTCTGATTGATGACCTCCTCAAGTTCGACGGTCGCGAAGCATCGGAGCACAAGCACGCGATCGATGCCTTGCGTTACGGCGCAGTCGAGCTCGTGAGCCGTCGCCTCTACAACCCGACCGCGATACGGCTGGGCTGAACAGGGGGCAACGTGTACGCCTACTCCAAGATGCCGACTCCTCCAGCGCCCTCGAACCCAGAGGAGGCGATGAGGTGGGAACACAGTCGTCACCGGAGGGCCCTGATGGAGGGACGCTGGCAGCGCCTCCTCGAGGATCGGCTCCAAACGCAGCTCGGCAGCACGCGACGTCAGGCATGGGGCCTGCCTGACATGGGGACGAACGCCTACCGTCAGGTGTGCTACTCGCTCGCCTGCCTCTACGATTCCGAGCCTGACGTAAAGCACAACAGGGCCGGCGACGTCTCCGCGCTGACCGACATGATCTCCCGCTCTGGGCTGTGGCCGCAAATGTCGCGGTTCCAGGCGATGACGATCGCGCTCCGCGAGATGTGGATGCGCGTGGACGTCGAGGATGGTCGCATCATCTACCGACCTGTCGCGCCCGACATGACGATCGCCGAGAGCGATCCGAGCCGGCCGACAATCCCGACTGCCTACGCCGAGGTGCGCCTTCGCCATGTGCGGGGCGAGACTGTGTGGTGCTGGGACGTCCTCGACATTCGCGACCCGGAGAACCCGTCCTATACGGTGCGTCTCGCGACTGATGATGCCAAGTTCGGAGAGGACGTCACCGAGGAGGTCCTCGGCGCACGCTTCGACGGCGCGGCCTACCCCTACCGACGCACGCCTCGAGGCGACGAGGTGCTCGGCGCACCGATCCTTCCGGTCGTGCTGTACCACGCGAGCCTTTACGGCGATCGCCTTTTCGACCCATTTTTCGGCGTTGAAACCTACGAAGCGTCGTTGAACCAATCTGTGTTCAGCACGTTCTTGGCACACTCCATCAGGGACGCTTCGTTTCCCCAGAGGTACGCGATCGGCGTCCGCATCGCCGGATCCGACATGGTTGACGGCGGCACGCGAGGCCAGCGCGTCGAGGTCGTGACCGACCCGACGACGATCCTGATGCTGGACGCCGCGATGGAACAACAACCCCAGGTCGGACAGTTTACAGCCGGAGCGGACGTTTCCACGCTCGAGGCCACCATCGCCGCCCTAGCACATCGCCTCGCGACGGACGCTGGACTGTCTCCTTCCGAGCTCCAGCGGACGAGCGGCTCGGCCAAGAGCGGCTACGCGATCAGTCTGTCGAACGAAGGCCGTCGTGAGGCCCAGCGCAAGTACATCCCGCAGCAGCGTGAGGGCGACGAGCGCCTCCTCGCCGTGACGGCCACGCTGTTTAATCGCGCCATGGGGACGCAGTTTCCCGAAGGCGGCTACTCGATCCTGTATCGCGAGATCCCGCTCTCGCCGGAAGAACTCTCCAGCCGTCGTCAGCATGTGCTTGAGATGCTCGAGGCTGGCCTGATGCGCCGCGTGGATGCGCTCCGTTACTTCGGCTCGCTGTCCGAGGAAGACGCTCGCGCCGCGCTCGAGGCCATCGATGCAGAGAAGGCGCCGACCATCGCGGAGCAAGAATCGGAGGGTACGAGGCCGGCGCCCGCGCCGCAGGTATCCACTGACGCGCAGCACGGCGAGGACATGGCCGACGCGGCAGAGGAGATCACCGCGAGCACTGAGGCGATCCGCGCGCTCCTCGCTGGCGATGTGCCGGAGGCTACCCGTCGTGTCCTCGAGGCCGTCGCCGAGAGTCTCGCGGAGGCCGCGGGCTATCTCGGTGCTGGCCCGATGGTCGAGGCCGAGGTCAAGCTCCCCGGTGAGGAGGACGACGCGATGCCAGAGACGGAGAGCTGATGCCGTTCATCTCCGAGCGACAGCGCGACTATCTCCAGCGCGAGCATCCGGCCGTCTATCGGCGGTTCCTGCGCGACGAGCGGGCGATGGGGTTTGAGTTGCGGGCGCCCGCTGACGTCGCCGAGGTGGCGAAGCGCGGCCTCGAGGCTCGCGAGCGGTACGGCCGTGGCGGTACGCTCGTGGGTGCGCGCAGGGCACGGCAACTTGCCGAGCGTCAGGTCGTGAGCATCGAGACGATCAAGCGCATGGTCGCGTACTTCACGCGACACGCCGTGGATCTTGAGGCGCCTGCCGCGAAGCCTGGACACCCGGACTACCCAAGCGCCGGCCGCATCGCGTGGGATCTCTGGGGCGGTGCGCCTGGTCGAGCATGGGCACGCCGGCAACTGACAGTATGGGAGCGCGTTCAGCGCGAGGAGGGCAAGTGAGCACAGAGGAAGGGACTGACACGACGGGCGCAGAGGCGCGTATTCGGCAGCTGGTCGCGCGAGTGAAGGAGCTCGAGGGCCGCGTCGGAGAACTGACGCCGCTCGCCGAGCAGGCCGACAAGTACAGGACGCAGATCGAGGAGGTCAAGGCGCAGAGCAAGGCCGAGCGTGAAGCGCTACGCATCGAGCGCGAGATCTCCTCGGCCGGCATCACCGACACCGAGGGCATGGAGTACGTCGTCCACGCCTACGGCAAACTGCCTGCCGAGGGTCGGCCTCCGCTCGCGGAGTGGCTCGCTGCGAAGGACTCGCTCCCTCGCGCTGTGCGTGCGTACCTGCCGGAAGCCACTCCGGCCGCAGCGCCGGCACCGACGACGATGCAGATGCCGAAGGCCAACGCTGGCGTGACGTCGCAGGCTGTGACGCCTACGGCAGCATGGACCCCCGAAGCGATCATGCGGCTGTCTCCGAGCGAGTTCAAGGCCAACTTCGCGGCGATCAAGGCGTCGGGCGGCGTGCCTTGACAGGCTGTCACGGACGGTAGTACGGTAGCCGTGAGGCACACGCCTCACGCGCTCGGGGCAAGCTCCCGTAAAAAGCGACAGGCGCGGCAACGTCAAACCTTCATAGGAGGCCAACATGGCCAACATCGACTTTGCCGCTCTTGACGGCAACGCCCGCGCCGCTGCGGTTCTGTTCCAGTCCATCGTGATGAAGCTCGCCGACACCGGCAGCCTCCGCAACGCGACCTGCTTCCTCAACGTCGGCAGCATCAACGGCTCCGGCTCTGACAGCATCCAGGTGCCTGTCGTCGGCCTCAACGGCACCGACATCATGGCGGCGGTGGCTGACGGTTCGTCCGTCTCCAACACCTCGATCACCTCTGCCGCGGCTACCGTGGCCGTGGCGCGCCAGGCTCTCCGCTACGACCTGACCGATCTCGCTCGCGTCAGCAACAGCGTGGCCGGCGGCGTTGACCTCGAGGGCCTGTCCAACGCGATGGTGGCGGCCTTCAATGGCCGCTTCAACCAGATGGTGTGCGCGCTCTCCGGTGGCTTCGCCACGCAGGTCGGCAGCACTGGCGTCGATCTCTCGACCGACAAGTTCTATGACGCGATCTTCGCTCTCCAGTTGTCGAGCGTGACCGGCGAGTACCACGCTGTGCTTCATCCGCAGCAGTACAACGACCTGATGTCGAGCCTGCGCGCGGAGACTGGCCCGGCGCAGTACCTCATGGCGAACCAGGAGCAGACCAACGCCCTCGGCGCGTCCTACAAGGGCAAGCTGTTCGGCGTCAACGTCCACGTTTCTTCCTACGTCCCCAGCGTTGGCGGCACGGACTACCGTGACATGATGCTCGGCGAGGCGGCGATCGCCTATGCCCTCGGCACCCCGGCGCCCATCCAGGCCGCTGGTGGCGTCATCATCCCGGCCGGCGCCCCGATCGCCGTGGAGTGGGAGCGCGATGCCGCTTCCGGCCTCACGAAGGTCGTCGGCTCCGCGTTCGTTGGCGTTGCCGAGCTTCAGGATCTCAAGGGCGTCGGCATCCTGTCCGACCTCTGATCTCGTAGCCTAGCGTCAAGGCGTGTCCGTGCTTATG